TGTCGTTGACAGATTCTCTTCAATCTCATCTTGGTCATAACCCATGGCCAACAAATCGGCCACAGTGGCCATTTGCCGGTGGGCAATGATGGTCGCGTCATCAAACGATCTGGCGCGTCTGTCCAAGAGTAGCTCTTCTGGTGGCACGGCCATGATCCTGATCCGGCCATCCTTTGTGATGCGCTTGATCTGCACATCATGGATCATCGGTGCAGGCATGACCATGGGCTGACCAGTCATAGGGTCCACAGTTGTGAGCTGCGCCTCGTCAATGCTTGGGTCTGGGTAAGACGTAATGATCTTGACCTCACCGCCAGGCTCTTGCATGAGCATTTCTAGCGTCTGGTCATCGAGGCCGGTGTACTCTTCAATCCGGACCTTCTCTTCGTCTTCCCACCAGAATTTGGCAATGCCGCATTTGCGCACCAGTGCATCTTTGAAGATGGCATAGGTCGTTAAAAACCCAGAATTGTCGTTCTGGTAAATGTAATTACAGTAGTCTGTGGCCTGTTGGGCCATCTTGGTGTCTTCGGGTCCCCTGGGCGCAAATTCCACCACGTTCTCAGAACTAAAGAAAACGCGCATCAGGCTTGGCAGCATGGCCGAGACAGTGTCCCGCACCTCCATGGCCACCACCTTGCTGTTGCCTTCGACCTCATTGCCGAATAAATCACCGCGATAGTATTCAGTCCCTTTGGCGCGTGTGGGTGACAGATCACTGTCCACATAGCTCACCGCATCGACCAAATCTTGGGTAATGATGCTTTGCAGCTCTGCATCATCCATTGGCTCGGTGGCTGCAATGTCGGTGGATAAATTTTCGGTGATGTTTTCAATCATGGCTTGACCTTTGTAAGAACCACATACATGGAGTCCACAGCCCGTGGGGTGCGGATAATTTCGTCTTGTGGCAATTCTAGTGCTTCTCCCACCTTTGAGAGACGCATTTCCAGTGTTGTCAGCTCAAACCGATCTGGCCAGCCCAAGTACCAGTGCCACTCGGTGTAATACTTCCAAGAATTCTCGTTAAATGCCCTGACATGGGTTGGGTCTTGCCACGCGCCAAGACTCAGGTCATAAGGCACATGGATGCGCATCTGGCCGCCCACCTTCAGCAGTTCTTTGCAGTTGGTCATGGCATCGACCAGGTTGGGGATGTGTTCCAGCACATCATTGGCCAGAATCACCTCAAACATACCTGGCACGATCTCCAGCTGCCCAAACCGAGTCTGTAGCGTGTCGCCCCACTTGATCTTGCTGATATCCACCAGCCAGTCAGGATTCTTGCTGGCCTGTATATCTGCATTGAGATACTCAGCGCACCAGTCTTTGCCAGAGCCTAGATTAAGAATCAAACCAGGCACTCGCATAACTTGGCCTGTTTTCTCTTAGCCATGGCAGCGCATCCTCATGCAGTTTTTGCGCGTTAAAGCCAATGGTGTTTGAGCCAATGTGGTGGACATAACTGGCTGACACATAGTGGCCATAGCCTTTTTGGATTAAGTCCATACAATGCACATCGTCACTGTACCAATTCAGAGGGGGAAACTTTGCCTCTTCAAATGCATCACTTGATATCCATGCAAAGATTGGGCTGACCTCTTGGACCAGTTTGATGTGGGCCTCAGACGGGAATTTGTAGAAGTTGAGCTTCTCCGGCTGGTCAGTGATCCGCACATTCTGACAAGGTCTGGCAGCGTCACACCTTGCCGCCACCCACCCCGCTTTGTAGCTGTTCATGGTCCTGACAATGGCCACATCTTCCATCAGCACCTTCACGCTGGTGGGGGTCAGCACAATGTCATCATTGGCCACAATGCATGACGACCAGTCTTTCATGGCCGCCTCGATGATCTCGTTGTAGTCCTCGCCAAAGCTCCTTGGCTGGCCATAGATTTTGAAGTCGGCTTGGAAATTCTCAATGACCGACTCTGGGCCGCGCAAGTAAACCGGACACTCTGGCGCGTATTGCTTGATTGACTCCAGCAGCACCGCCAACCCGTGGCCCTTGACAGTGGCAATGACAATGGGACAAATCATTTCTTGGCCTTATTCCTGGCAGATATTGCAGCCGCCTTGGCTTTGGCATCAGCCTTGGAGCTTGCGCCCCATGCCTTGAGTGACAGCAGCAGTCTGGTCGGCTCGCCACCCTTCATCTCAGGACCAGGCATATTGCCCATGCGCGCCAAGAATGATGCGCGTCTTGGGTTGTCGCCTGCTTTGACGGGCGCTTTAAGGTCCATGCCTTGCGCCTTCGCACTGGCACGGCCCTTGGCATTTAAGCCGCCAGACGGGCTTTTGCCCTCTTTACGCTGCCAAGCTGGGGTCTTCATTTCTTTTTCACTGGCTTGGCGGTTTTAGCCGCTGCCTTAAAGTCTGAAGCGCTTGGAGCGCCCTTTGCCCCAGGCTTGCGCATTTTCTCTTTGCTGCCAGCAGCAATTCTTTCGCGTTTAGCATGAATGTTTGCATATAGCCCTTTCATTCCTCTTCTCCCTCTTCATATTCTTCGCCCTCTTCACCCTCTTGCTCGCCAGTGTTCGGACCACCGACCACCCATGCATCGCAAGTTCTGCTGGCTGCGCACTTGAAGTCGAAAATCTCACAATAGCCAAGATCAGCCAACTTGATCGTTCCCCATGGGTCTGCTTCCATGCCAATGCCTTGGGCAATGCACTCTTTGATGTTGTCAGACACGTTGAATGCCGCGCAGTTGCCGCACAGAGACTGCTTTGCGTCATCCATGCTCACATCCCACTGGTCAGCCTTCTTGCGCCAAAAAGCCTCATTAGGCAGTTTGGGATTCTCAGGGCCATAGCCAGCGCTGGTGATTGCCTTTGCGCGGTTCTTTAGGTTGAGGGTGATGTCTTGCGTGGGCAATGGGCAGTTCTCACCGCCTTCCATTTCCTCGCCCTCTTCTCGGTCCATGACTTGTCTCATGGTGCGTTGTAGTGTTGCCATTATTTTTTCGCCTTGTTCTTTGCTGTGCGCTGACCGCGCATGGGCAGTTTCGCTTCAGACATTGCAATGGCAATGGCCTGCTTGGGATTCTTCACAACCGGACCACCCTTGCCAGAGTGCAGTTTGCCAGAGCCAAACTCATGCATCACCTTGCCGACCTTTTTTTGCGCTTTACTCATTGCCTTCATAGGTTTCCCCCATTGGTTTGTCAATACCCGAATTATGCAACCCGCGACAAGTTTCTGCGCAGGGGTTGGGACCACTTGCTGCCTGATGCAGACCCATACATCCCCATGATTGCGTCACTGGCAAATGTCAGGACAAAGGCATCAGCCTTGTCGGGGCTTGGCAATCCTCTCCTCTTGATCTCGTCTTTCCCCTCAATGGCGATCTTGCCGTTTGAAGTGAATGAGTACCGCACTGTGGCCAGTTCAGCAATCAAGACATCATCCTTTGGCATCTTGCAATCTCTGGCCTCAAGCCACGCCCTTGCCTTGTACCAAAGCTCTGCCTTCAGATTCCTGTACGTTCCACCCATCGCGGGTGATTCACTCACATTGATCCCTCTGGCCGGCAGGCCCAGCTCTCTGAGCCGGTCCACCACACCAGCGCCCAGTCCAATGCTATCCACCAGAATCTCTTTCGGCTGCTGACTCGGTGGCAGCGCCTGGTACTCGGCCACCACCGCGCCAGTCAGTTGCATCAAATCTAAATTTTTCCATGTCCTGATAGCCTCTGTCACCGCATTCCCTTGGCGCTTGCAGAGCGCTGATCTGTCCGATCCAAACCGCGCCACATCCAAGCCCCAGATCATGGGCGCATAGTCACTGGGCGCGACATCTCGATTGACCGCGCTCTCCAGCAAGTCCATGGCAATGACAGTGTCGTCATCACCCTTGGGAAATTCCCCAATCACCCTGATCCGGTAGACGTTACTTTCCTCGCCATAGCGCATGGCCATCTCTTTGACGTACTCATCCGACACCCTTGGCGAGTCAGTACACGCCACCTGAAACGTGGTCCACTCATCAGCCAGGCGCGTATGGGTGTCATAGAAAAACCCACTAGACCTCACCGGATTCCCCAATAACAGCGTCACCGCATTGTGGCCAGACATCGAGCCAGCCGCGGCCTCGAACACTTGCTCCGGCACGCCAGATGCCTCATCAGCCACCAGCATCACATTCTCTGAGTGAATTCCCTGCAAAGCCTCTGGCTGCTCGGCCCTCGATGTCCTGGCACTGATAAACATCTCAGTCGGTGCAGCGTTAAATTCAATCCTCTCTTGCTTGACAGTCAATAACCCCTGCAATGGCAAAGGCATCGCATTGATCCAGCGCTTTAGCTCCGCAAACATCGCGTCATAAAGCTGGCTGCTTGTTGGCGCAGTCACCACCACCTTGACCGGACTCCTGGTCATAAAGTACCAGAGCATGGCCCAGCTGCTTGCCGTACTCTTTCCCACCCCGTGGCCAGACCGGACACTTATCTTCCGATCACCCCGCGCTATTGCCCCAAGAAACTTCACTTGCCATGGGTCAGGGTCTACCCCCAAAACCTCACGCACAAACAGCACTGGGTCAGGCTGATACCTCTGTACCCACTGACTGAAGACATTTTCTTTACTCATGGGTGGATGGTCTCATAGATGGCCCAAGCCTTGGGACTCATCGCCCATCTATGCGCATCCAACTCATCAGTCCTCACCAGTATCAGCAAGTGATACGTCATCGCTAAGTCAAACCGATCCTCATTGATCGCCTCCATCATCCGAATCTTCAAATCCAGCAACACCACCGACAAGTGCAAAGCTGTCAACAAATCTGTCATTTGGTCATCCTCGCTTGCTTTAAGTTCTGGCCCGTCACCCTGTCGGTCCAGCACGATGCACACACCCACTTGGTCGCGCTCATCTCAACCCCACCCTCTGGTGGCTTCTTTATGGCGCATTTATTACAAAGCTGTAATTTATGCCCATGCACATTCCCATTCAATCTCACATGGTTATTGACAAAATTACTCTTCATTTTCTTGCCGGACAGTTTCTGCCCTCATTGCAATTTCCATTACATGGGGGGCATTGTTTCTTATTCATATAATCCCTGTATAAAATAAACAAAACAAATATTACATTGAATATTAATATTGAGTAAATAATAATCATTGAGATATTTTCTGAATCTGATTATGTGGGTGCGTTAACCACTTATCACCTAATAATCTCAATGCCTTAATATACTGCCTCTGATTATGTCTATTCGTGCTACGCGGCACATAATCGACATTAAACAACTGCCTGACTTTAGTTAATAACGTGATATTCATATTATCCCCACTATTTGGTTTATATCGACCCAAGTGTGCCAGACAATTGTGCCATCCAAGCTCATCAGCTTGCAAAACACTTTTTTGTCTTGAGCCTCATCAGTGTCTAAGACTATCCACTCCTGGTCTTTGATGACCACTGTCGCCAGCTTAGATTTCATTCGTTTACTCCGTTGTTTGTGGAATGGAGATTGTCGGTGCTTTTTGCGTTTTATGTCAACTAGGTCAAAAGATTTTTTAAAAAATTTTTTTTGTAGGTGTTTAGTGCCGCCACAGTCGCCCCCGCCAAGCCGGCCAAGGGGGGGTCACGGCCACCGACCGCCAGCCGGCCACCGCGGGGTTATCCACGCTTTTTGGCCAACCTTATCCACAGATTCCTGTGCATAAGTAGGTCTGTAATACTTTAATGCACTTAATTCTGTGGATATCGACTTATCCACTTAACATAATGGTCGTTGTATAAAGTGACTGAATGCTTCGGTATTCATTTACTCGATTGACACACTGCGCTTGCGTAATGCATCGAGGGCCATGCTTCCCAGGTCGATGTTGACAAGTGGTTGCTGCTTATCGCCATACTCGTCTGGCGCTTGCTTAGAGGCCAGCCAGCGCCTTGTGTCCACTCTCAGCTTGGCCACTTGCGCCTCTTGAGGCGTGGCCGTGTCTGCAATTTCGAGGGTCTGCTCTGCTAAACTTCGACCACCTCGCGTGCGTGCGCGTGCGA